TTGCCTGCCGCTAACGAACAACAGATGCTTATCTACGCACAACAAGAAATTGAACGTAATAATGAATTTATTTAAAAATTGAGATTATGAAGAAAAGAAAATTTCCCCAAGATGTAGCAAGATTCTTTCATCCTGAAAAATCAATCAACCCTAAATCCAGCGGTATTCACCAAATAGAGAAAGCCTCTCAAAGAAGCTATATTCCAGTTTATAATACTATGGGTACTGCAAGAAAGGTTTACAATGAGTTTGGCAAAATAAGTTATAGATAATATGGACAAATTTTTAGGACAAGACATTCCTGAACAGGAACGATGGCAGTTTCTTCAGGACAATGCCGATGCAGTGGAGAAAATCGGTTATACTCACCGATTCACACCCGAAGAATTGGCGCAAAAGAAAGAAACATTAGCTGAAGTATCAATCACCATCAATGATATTGAGATAGAAAAGAAAGAGGCTATGGACGAGTTCAAAGAACGTCTGAAACCTTTGAACGAAGAAAAGCAGGAACTTTTGGACCACATTAAGAGAGGTTCTGAGTTTGTAGAAAATGAAGAATGTGCCAAAATCCTCTATCACGAGGAAAAGATGGCAGGATTCTACAACAAGCTGGGCGAACTGGTTTATAGCCGTCCCATTATGCCACAGGAGATGCAAAAGACAGTATTCAGTATTAACCGTAAAACAGGAACAGAATCATGAGTGAAAACAAAATCAACCTGGTAGTACCGAAGGATTATAACGGTACGCCAATCGAAGTAGTATTACGTGAAGGTAAAGCACCCGTAGCACTTGACCCGAAAGAACCGGAAAGAGTGATTATCAGTGGAACTATTGATGCACCTTACAGATGGCTGGAGAAGCGTGTCGAACTGATCAATCAGAAATCGGCCAATATCATCGTAAACCGTGACAAGATGGGACTGGCTCTGACTATTGATGAAACCAACTACTATCAGACTGAAATTAGTGGAGTATTACAAGCTTCCAAGGAAATGCTGGAGTTCGGTATCAACACCGACAAGAAATGGGAACCTATTAAATTATCCCAATTCTTCAAGATGCACCGTGCTTTCTTCAAGGATAAATCTGAAAATATGATGCTGGTTTCTACTTTGAAGAACTTCAAGGCAAAAGTTAATCAGGACATCGAACGCAGCAAGGAAGAAAACGGAAGCAAGACGGACAATTATTCTCAGGTTGTTGATTCTAATCTTCCGAAATCTTTCAAACTGAATATCCCCCTGTTCAAAGGATTTGCCTGTGAAGAAATCGAGGTTGAAATCTATGCAGATGTAGATGGCCGAGACGTTTCCCTTTCTCTCGTGTCCGCCGGGGCCAACGAGGCCATTGAAGAATACAAAAACAAGGTGATTGACGAACAGATTGAAGCAATCAAAGGTGTTGCACCTGACATCGTAATCATCGAAATCTGATTGATTATGGAATACATACCCGACTGGTACGTCCCACCACAGTCTGATTGATTATGGACTGGGGGAACGATTATCCGGAAGAACCGGATGAATACGAATTTGACGATTTTAATTTTGAATGAGCCTACCTTGAATGGTCTTATAGGGCGCAAAGGTTTATGCGGGTTCGATTCCCGTTGCGCCCACGCACATACATAGTGCTCTGAGTGTGTTTTTCATAGTATTGTCCGCAAGCCTAGCCGGGGTTACGCCAATGGCACCGTGTCGGAACTGCGGACTCAATGGTATCGTGGCGGAATTGGTAGACGCTATGTAGACTTTCGAGATAGGTTCGTAAATGGGAGGATATGGATTTTCAATCAAAACACCTATCATGCAGGTTCGAGCCCTGCCGGTACCACAAACTAAAATATAATTATATGGAAAAGATTTTTGATAAGGATTTTAGAAATGAATTATTCTGCTGTTTGAAAGAGTCTGGAATGAAAGATGAAGAAGTAAGTAGGATAATTAAAAAACGCTACAAGGAGGCATTGAAGAATGCTGTTATTAAACGATTAAATACTGTTGTAAAAGCAATCAAAGAGGATAATCTTGAAGAAATAAACACCATTGTAGATAATAGTCCTTCAGGTGATGGCTATGGTTGTGATAATTGCTATATCTCTTTTAAAGATATTACTGATTGCGAAGATATTGGAGACGTTATAAATGCTTTGAGATAATGGATGAATTACTTACTGGTAAGATTTGTCCTTATTGTGGCAAACCAACTGAATTTGTAGATAGTTCTGTAATCTACGGGCGTTCATACGGCATGATTTATCTCTGTCGGGATTGTAGGGCTTATGTAGGTGTACATAAAGGGACAGACCAAGCATTAGGGCGTTTGGCAAATGCAGAACTGAGGGAAGCCAAGAAAGAAGCCCATTTCTATTTTGACCAGATCGCCAAGACCAATCTTATAAACAAGATTTGGAAGAAGCATATCCCAAATACATCGAATAGGAATAAGGCTTATTTGTGGCTATCCATTCAATTAGGGGTACCACGTGAAGTTTGTCACATAGGTATGTTTGATGTGGAAGACTGTAAGCGAGTTGTTGAACTATGTAAACCAATAATAGAAGAATATGGAAACAAAAAAAGTAACTAAAATCGTTTACATCGCTAATGATGGAAAAGAGTTTCTTACAGAAGAAGAATGCAAGAAGCATGAAAAGTATGTGAAAGAGATTTTGCGAAATATTTCCTATTTCTGCATCCGTTGCCACCCTGATTTAACTGAAACAGGAAACTATATGCATAAAATATATGCAGCAGTCCTTTCTAAAAATGGATTGTTCAGTAAGGAAATCGCATTTCAATGGGCTTTGAAGAAGTTTGGTACTTACTTAGGGGAAAGCGTAATGGGATATGGTTTCCAACCCAATTTTAATGTAAGTGAAGTTTCTAAAGAAGAATATGAAGAATGTCCTGCTACTGTATGGGGAGGCACTCCATTAAAAAGTGAAAAGATATTTTTAAGTCCTCAACAAGTAGATGGATTTCCAAAGAATATTGATTACATAAAAGAATGGGGATTCAAATAATGCCGTATTATATCAAGAAACCAAAAAAGAAGAAAGAAAAGCCTTTGCCGTTATTTGACAAGGCAGGTATCAAGATTAAGAAGAAGCCGGATTTAGTGGCCAAACTCGACAAAGTTTTCAGCCGCTATATCCGGCTTCGTGATTGTATGCCAAACGGGTATTTCCGTTGTATCTCATGCGGCCAGATAAAGCCATACGCACAGGCCGATTGCGGACACTTCCATTCGCGCCGCCACATGGCCACACGCTTTGACGAGGACAACGCCCACGCAGAATGCCGGGCGTGCAACCGATTCAGTGCTGACCATCTGATACAATATGAAAAGAACTTGAAGGTCAAAATCGGTCAGCAACGTTTCGATAAGCTGGCATGGAAGGCCGGACAAACAAAGAAATGGAGTGATTTAGAGTTAATGGAACTCACAAAGTATTATAAGGCTTTGGGAGATAAGTTGGGTAAGGAGAAAGGACTATGAATGAATTAAAGCCCGGAACATTCGTAATGATGGTAAAAAACGAGGATGGATCATTTTCTCCCGTTGGGATGAATAAGGAACAAGCATACATTGTGCTTTCTTTTTTAAACCGTTTGAGTGAGGACGAACCGATTATCGTAAAAGACAACGAGAAATATGTACAAGCTACGTGATTATCAACAAAAGACTAGTGATGCAGCGGTAAATTTCTTTGCCAACAAAGCCAAGAAGAACAATGCCATCATGGTGCTGCCGACTGGGGCAGGGAAGAGTCTGGTAATAGCCGATATTGCTAGCCGCCTTGAAGGGCATACGCTGGTATTTCAACCTAGCAAGGAAATACTCGAACAGAACTATCTGAAGCTCTGTTCGTATGGTATTCTGGACTGTTCCATATATTCCGCATCATTTGGGCGGAAAGAGATTTCAAGAATAACATTCGCTACGATTGGTAGTGTTGTCAATCATCCTGAGCTTTTTCAGCATTTCAAGAATATAATTATAGATGAATGCCATCTGGTTAACCCGAAAGAAGGAATGTATAAATCATTTCTTTCTATGCTGAAGTGCAAGGTGCTTGGATTGACGGCTACACCTTACCGTCTTTCATCAAGCAGGGATTTTGGCAGTATGTTGAAGTTTATCACCCGGACCCGGCCTTGTGTATTCTCTGAGGTCATTTATCAGGTTCAAATTTCCACCCTTTTGGATATGGGTTATCTGTCAAAACTGAATTATTATGAAATGAACCCTTTAGGATGGAATGAACTTAATCTGAAGGTGAACACGACCGGAGCCGACTACACAGACAAGTCTGTCGTAAAGGAGTATGAGCGTATCGATTTTTACGGGTTTCTGGTCAGCATTGTGCAAAGACTAATGAACCCTAAAAGCGGGATAAAACGAAAAGGTATATTGGTCTTCACGAGGTTTTTGAAAGAAGCTGAACGCCTTACCTGGTCTATTCCCGGAGCGGCCATCGTTTCAGGAGAAACCCCAAAGAAAGAGCGAGAGAGTATTCTTGAGGCATTCAAGGCCGGAGAAATTCCGGTCGTGGCCAATGTCGGCGTACTTACTACCGGATTTGATTACCCAGAACTGGATACGATTGTCATGGCACGTCCTACGATGTCTTTGGCACTGTGGTATCAAATAGTCGGTCGTGCTATCCGTCCGCACCCGAGTAAAGAGGCCGGATGGATCGTTGACCTTTGTGGAAACAAAAAACGATTTGGAGAAGTGAAGGATCTTCGCCTTGTTGATAGTGGAAATGGTAAATGGGCAGTGTACTCTAATAACAGGCAGTTGACTAACGTAAGATTCTAAAACTATGGAAGAAGGATTTTTGAGGCTAAGCCGCAGGTTTTTCTCGAATGAAATGTGGAATGAAGCCCGTACTTTTAGCAGTTGCGAAGCGTGGTTAGACTTAATTCAGTCTGCACGATTTGAGGCAACGCCCCGAAAGGAGAGTATCGGAGGTCGAGAAATCTCTTATTCAAGAGGTCAATATCCTGCATCCATAAGATTTCTGTCACAGCGTTGGAAATGGTCTGAAAAGAAGGTGCGTTCCTTTCTTGTGCATCTTAGAAAGAAAGGTATGATAACTGTTGAGTGCAATCAAGGAATGAACCTTATAACCTTATGTAAATATGAAGAATATAATCCAATGGGCACAACCAAGGGCACAAGTAAGGACACAGGTATTGAAAAGGAAATCAATGAATTAAGACACGAATGGGCACAACTAAGGGCACAACTTGGGGCACAGCCCATGAACAACAATCTACCGCAATCCGAACTTTTACAAAAATCAGGGCACACAGAGGGCACAAATACAAAGAAAGAAGAAAGAGAGTATATAGATATATCTCTACATCAAAAGAAAGAAAATACTCCTGACGGAGTATCAAAGAAAGCCAAGCTTTCTTCGCCCTCCCCCTCTGAAAAGATTGATTACAGCGGATTGATGGAATACTATAATACCACATTCAAAGACAGACTCCAGCAGATAAGATCAATGACTGATGTGAGAAAAAAGGCTGTAAAAGCCCGGATAGCCCAATATGGGAAAGAGTCAGTGAGGAGTGTTTTCAATCTCATTCTTCAATCCCCGTTCCTACTTGGAGCTAATGACCGCAATTGGAAATGCGACTTTGATTGGATTTTCAAACAAGCAAACTTTACTAAAATATTGGAAGGAAACTATAATGGGACAAGACTTAGTAAAAATCAACAGGATAGCGAGCAGCGAAAACGTGATTCAGTTCTTGCAGTCGCTACAACCGTTAGAGAAGCTGCCGCAAAAAAGAGAAAGGAACTTGAAGCAGAGGGCGTTATTGAATAAATATCCCGATCCTGCACAATTCATTCTTGATTACAACCCTGATTTGCAGTTCAAACTTGTCAGATGTAATGCAACCCATTCAGAACTGGCGTTGAATGACAGCATTCCGAGTTTAGGACTATTGTCTTCTACTTATGGGGATGAAACACCGATAGAATGGCTAAAGATACAATTTGGTTCATTGAATGACTTTGCAGAAGTTTCAACCAAGATAGCGAAAGAGCAACTTTCTGAACTATCGGAGATATTCCTTTCGGAGTATTATTATATAAATGCCGCTGAAATCTGTTTTTTCATAGCACGGTTTAAGTCAGGGAAGTATGGGCGGTTCTACGGTTCAATAGATCCATTGAAAATAACAAGTGCGATGCTGGACTACGTTTCTGAACGTCGGAAAGATATTGAACGGAAAGAGCGTGAACGATACAGAAACCAACGTGAAAAAGAGATAGAGGAGCGTGGAGATAACAGAATCTCTTATGCTGAGTACATTGAAATCAAGCACCGTGCTGATGCAGGAGATGAGGAAGCTAGAAAAATGCTGATATCACCATGAGAATAACCGTTTACTGGGTAACAAGAAATCCGGATGTTATCGTAAGAATCCGGAAAAAGTTCAATATCCCAAGTTATACTTCCGTGAACTACGAAACAGAATGTGAAATCAAGAATGAAGACTTTCCACTGTTAGAAGAAACAGAACGAAGGGGATTCATTCGAATTAGAAATAAGAATACACGATTATGCAAGGAACAGACAAACTGAATACGATAACCAACATCGTATTTGTCCTCACGGACGTTTTAGAAACCAACCTTCTAGAAATGCAGCAGCAATACAAGAAAGAAGGCTTTGAACTCAGACACGATTCAAAAAGAAACTTCAACACAGCCATAGCCGCGATAAAGAGATTGAAAAGTGATGTGAATCATTGCAGCGAATCCACTCAGGAAAACTTCGGCAATGATTCTGACATGGTGAACGCCATGTTGCTCACACTGATTGACAGATGCGGTGATGATGACAACCTCGCTTATAAGATGTACGAATACATTAAATCTTTCCCGTCCAAACTGAATCTAGACTTGGATTTGGATAATGCGTTCAGCCACCTGTTTAAAAAGGAGAAGTTATGAAATCGCAGAAAGACATCTTAAAATCCATTGAAGGTCTGTCCGATATAGAACTATTTGTTATTGATCTCTTTTGTGGCGCTGGTGGCTTATCCGAAGGTGTGGAAGCAGCACGATTGGATGGAAATAAATGTGCAAAAGTTGTTTGTTGTGTGAACCATGACAAGAATGCCATTCTTTCACATGATGCCAATATCCCTGATGCACTTCACTTTATTGAGGATATCCGTACACTGGAACTTTCCCCGATAAGCACTATTGTAGAACGTATCCGTCAGCTATACCCTGATGCCATGATAATGCTTCATGCCTCTTTGGAGTGTACTAACTTCTCGAAAGCCAAAGGCGGTCAGCCGAGAGATGCCGACAGCCGAACGTTGGCAGAACATCTCTTCCGTTATATTGATGTTATAGACCCTGACTACATTCAGATTGAAAATGTAGAAGAGTTTATGTCATGGGGAGATATGGATGAGAATGGGAAACCTATCAGCATGGACAAAGGCCGGCTTTATCAAAAGTGGGTGCGCAATGTCAAGAAGTACGGTTACAACTTTGAGCACCGCATCTTAAATGCTGCCGACTTCGGTGCCTACACCACAAGAAAACGCTTCTTCGGCATCTTTGCTAAAAAGAACTTGCCGATAGTATTCCCAGAACCGACCCATTGTAAAGGTGGTAGGCAAGATATGTTCTCGCGGCTGGAGAAGTGGAAGCCGGTAAAAGATGTGCTTGATTTCTCTGATGAAGGAACTACCATCTTCAGGGAAAAGCCTCTTGCAGAGAAAACGCTTGAACGTATCTATGCTGGACTTATCAAGTTTGTAGCCGGAGGAAAGGATGCTTTCCTTTCCCGTTACAATACGGTTCGCCCTCAAGACACATGCAAATCAGTTGATGAACCATGCGGAGTGTTGACTACTGAAAACCGCTTTGCAAAGGTACAGGTAAGTTTCCTCTCCAAACAGTTCAGCGGACATCCCGAAAGCAAGAATGTGTCTGTAGAAGAACCGGCAGGTGCAATCACCTGCAAAGACCACCATGTTTTTGTTTCTGCTTATTATGGAAATGGACATAATCATTCGGTAGACCTTCCAGCTCCAACGGTCACAACGAAGGACAGGATGGCTTTAATTGAAAGCCGATTTATGTGTTCTTATAACTTTAAGGATACAGGAAAGGATATTAATCAGCCTTGTCCTACACTTCTGACTAAAGACAGACTTTCCCTTGTATCTCCATTTTTTATGAATCAATATTCTGGAGGTGGTCAGGTGTCTGATATAAACTCGCCATGCCCCGCTGTTACCACAACACCGAAACAAAACTTGGTAACATACCAGCCGTGGATAATGAATACTGCATTCTCAAATGTAGGTAGCAGTATAGAGGAACCCTCCCAGACCATTACCGCAAACAGGAAATGGCACTATCTGATGAATCCACAGTTCAACAGTGCTGGCGGCTCTGTTGATAGCCCCTGCTTCACATTAATAGCCCGCATGGATAAGATGCCGCCCTATCTGGTAGCAACAGAAAGCGGTCAGGTAGCGATTGAAATCTACGACAATGATAGTCCTATGACCGTGAAGATAAAGGAGTTCATGGCACTGTATGGCATAGTGGATATTAAAATGCGGATGCTTCGCATTCCGGAACTCAAAAAGATTATGGGATTCCCTGAAGATTATGTTTTAATAGGCACACAAGCTGACCAAAAGAAATTTATCGGGAATGCGGTGGAGGTTACACAAGCGAGAAAAAATACTGAAGCACTTTGCAAAGTATTGAGAAAGTTGAGATTGAAGAAATCAAAAGAAATAGCTTAATGGAAAATGGAAAACTTATATTAGATGCCTGTTGTGGCAGTAGAATGTTTTGGTTTGACAAATATAATCCTCTTGCCTTATTTGTTGACAAACGTTCGGAAACACTTACGGCCAAGGACAGGGGTAAGACAAGAATCATAGAAATAAAGCCGGATGTAATAGCCGATTTCACCAACCTTCCATTTGAAGACAATTCTTTCTACATGGTGGTGTTCGACCCACCGCACCTGAAAACACTTGGTGCAACCTCATGGATGGCTAAAAAGTACGGAAAACTGCCGAAAGACTGGCAGTCACTCATACACGATGGATTTACTGAGTGTATGCGCGTCTTGAAGCCTTACGGCACTCTTGTATTCAAATGGAACGAGAGTGAAATAAAAACAGTGGATGTATTGTCTGTTATCCCTTTTAAACCTCTATTTGGGCATACCACTGGAAGACAGAGCAAGACAATATGGATGTGTTTTATGAAACTGCCAATTAATTCATAACGATATAGAAAGGAGGTAAACCGAGCCTCTGAAAATCGGTAGTTGTTCTTTGACGTATTGGATTTACCGATTAATTTTTTAGTTAAAATGTGACTTTATGGTTAATAATGTGCATAATCTTGGAAACAAAACATTTAATTTACTGTTTTATTTTTATATTTGCATTATAATTTAAATATGGAGGTAATATGTGCATATTAAAAGAAGTGGGACGTTTTATTAAAAATGGAGCTTCTACATTTCGTGATGCCTCTCAAGGGCATTATAAGCAGAACTCCGAAGCTATTTCTGAAATTAGGAAAGAAATTCTAGAAAAAGACAGAAATAGGAATGATGATAAGAGAAATCTTATGGAAGACAGAAAAAATATTGAAGGGGATGTACGCAGATCTTTCAATGAAATTGCATTAAAAAATGGGTAAACAAGAACTAAAACAGCGAGAAACACAAGTTGCAACAGGCGATGGAGTTGGAAAACAATTAGAGCAGACTTTTACTGTTGATGACAATTGCCTACCTTCACCTCAAGAATTAGCTGCATATAAGAGTATTGATCCTAGAATTGTCGATTATCTTATTAATGCCTCTGTAAAAGAGCAAGCGCACCGACATAAAATGGATAGCAATAAATTGAATCTGATTAGAAAAGCTGATAGAAGAGATGGAAGAATGAATTGGTGGGGAATGTTTTTCGCATTTCTAGCTATAGTTGTAATGATAGTTCTTGCTGGTTATGCTCTTTATTTAGACAAACCTTGGTTTGCTGGGATTATGGGTGCTAGTACACTTGTATCCGTAGCATCTATTTTTATTAAAAGTAATGATAATAAAAGCAAACCATATGGTAATACCAAGAAATAATTAAAATTATTAAGACTAAAGTTAGGCGGTAAATTCAATTCTACCGCCTTTTTTGTGCCTGGGCGGATAGTTCAGGCATTTTTTATTTTAATCATAACTAATAAAAAAAGGAATATTATGGAAATGCCAGTACCATGCAGTAAATGCGGAGAATGGGTAGAATTAAATTCTACTCGTGAATCAGAATTGAATAAAGGCAAGATGCTATGTCCTGAATGTTACTCAACCGATGATTCAGTTAAAGATAAAATCGAAGAGATAAAGGATATTCAGCTCATGCTTGACAATAATGACCCGGAAGTCAGGGGAGATCGTCGGGGATGGAAACGTAATATCAATAAATTGAAACAGGAGATTATCGAATTAGGATATGATCCAGAAGAATATTTGTATTAACGTATAAGGAACAGATATGAACATAAAAATAAGCAAGGAGGCGTATGAGAAACTAATCAAAGAAGATTTATACTTTCTCAATGAGCATTGCCCAGATAGCCTAGAATTAGATCACATTAAAGTAATTATTTTTAGTTCTATCGACTGGTATTATCCTGATAAGAACACTTGTACAGCGTTGAAAAGAATAGAGAATAGGCTTAAAGTTGAACTTCAGAAGCAAAAGGACGCAGGTAAGCAATTTCTATCAGATCAGGAAATAGACGGCTTGATTGATAGCATACTGAAAGAAGAATAACTCTCAAAACAAGATAGAAATGAAGCAAAGCAAATTGACTCACGGCTCTCTGTTTAGTGGGATAGAAGGTTTCGGCTTGGGTGCAGCATTCGCCGGAATAAAAACACTCTGGAGCTGCGAATATGAAGAGTATCAAGCAAGTATAATCAAAAAAAATTTTGGAGAAGACCATGAAATCAACAGAGATATTAGAACGTATTCAAATCCAACGTTTGTTGACATCATTAGCGGTGGATTCCCTTGCCAGGACATCAGCGTTGCTGGAAAAGGTGTCGGAATTGTCGGTGAAAGAAGTGGCTTATGGGCTGAGATGTATCGAGTTATACGGGAAGTTATACCTAGATACATCATCATTGAAAACAGCCCAATGCTCCTTATTCGGGGATTTGAACGAGTCCTATGCAACCTTTCCGAAATCGGGTATGATGCAGAATGGCAATGTTTATCAGGCACCGACTTTGGCATACAACAGGGTCGGGAACGGTTATATTGTATTGCCTACTCCCGTGAAAACAACAGCTCACGGTGCAGCCAGGGATCGGTATTTCGGAAGCCCTACCTATCGGGGCAACATACAAGAATATATCCGGGATGGAGAACAAGACAGTCAATACCCGCACCCCGCTTTGCTGGAAAACATAATGAGCTTCCCGATCGGGTGGACAGAACGGAGTGTATAGGTAATGCAGTACAACCTATCATTGCGCACTATTTATTTGAATGTATTAAAGAATTTGATAGGCAATTAGAGCAAACCGTGGGTGAAAATGAGTAAAACAACAATTTATTATCTATTCCTAGTAGTAATGTATATGCTGCTAGGGTAGATGGAAAGAAAAGATATGGATAAAGATAAATTTATAAGAGCAATAGAAATAAACAATAAAATAGAGGAATACAAAGATCATAAGATGACACTTGAAAATTCTAACATAAAATATGGTGGTGGATTGATATTTACATACAACAGGATGCACAATGATGTACCATTAAAGGAAGAAATTTTTGGTAAAAATTTCTTTCAGTTATATATGTATGCTTTGGATAGTAAGATAAAAGAATTACAAAAAGAGTTTGACGAATTATGATAAAGGAAGAAACCAAACAGACAGCAGAAGAAGCGGCAAGGGGATATTCCAATGATTGCAGAAACAGGCAGCGTCATTGTGAACCGTACTGCATTGTTGACTTTATTTCTGGTGCCGAATGGCAGTCAAAGCAATCACCTTGGATAAGCGTTGAAGATAAACTGCCTTCTTTAAACCAAAAAGTAATAGTTTATAACGGGAAACAAATATATATATCTCATAGGACAGAAAAAGACTACGCAAAAGATGCTAATTCCTTCTTGTATGGATTGCAGACCTATAATGTTGTAGCATGGATGCCCATCCCGTCTTTCGATGAGATACTATACGCCAACAGGGATATGCTGGAACGAATTAAAGAGAAAGGAGATTGAATATGAGGTTTATATTAATTATACTTATGACAGCCACGATGTTATCTTGTAAAGATGACATGGAACATAGATTAAAAGGTGGAATGGTTATTACTGTTAAGGGAGATACCATAAAGTTTTATGGAGGAACGTTTACTTATAAATTATTTGGTGAAAGAGATATTAGGGGTGTTGTAATTGATGAATCAAAAGAAAAAGAAGATTAGCTATGGTAATAAAGAAGATAATTTATAAAATATCTATCTATAAGGTACTGCCACCTTATAAGAATTGGTACAGTATCATGACTAATGACGGACTAAATCGTAGTAATGTTGTAATTATTGGGAAAAAGCAATTACTGAAAGTAGCTTTAGCCTTGATTGTTATGGCTATTTTTAATAAAAGGACTACTATAGATAAATTCAAATCGGAACAGAAATGAGCCTTGGGCGGCTTTGTAAAACACATAGAAACAATGATGAAAAAGTATATTGGAACAAAATTAGTTCAAGCCACACCAGCAATTCGCAAGGGTGGAAAAATTTATCTACCTACTGATGCTATTCCAAAAACAATGGAACCAGTAGAAGAAGGTTATAAGGTGGTGTATGAAGACGGTTATGAAAGCTGGTCACCTAAAGATGTCTTTGAAAAGGCTTATCCACGTGGCTGATACCCCTCTTGACCGTATGTATATCGAATATAATGAGTTGATGGACAAACATAATAAGTTAGTACTGTTCCTTGGTCGAAAAGACGCTATTGAAATAGCAGGTGAAAATCAGGTCGCCTTAATGGAGGTTCAAAAAGTACAGATGCACGACTACATTCTTACCTTGAAAGAGCGCATTGATTTAATGAAGAAATAAATATTGCCATACGGTGGTTGAATATCTACCGTATGGCTTAATACAAGAAAAAAAGGAACTAAAAGATGATACTTACTACTGGTAAGATAGTATTCGTTACCGATCCAGATGAATCAGACTGCTATATTGAGAACTTAAGGACGGAGTACAACACAAATCTTTTACAATAATATTTACAACCGATTATTGATCAATATTTTATAGGTGATAAGTCAGAAATATGGTTGTTGTCTTTAATTGTACATTCTAAAGGGTGAAGATTTAACGTTTTTATTGATTCTTAACTCCTTCGGAAAACCAACTTAAGCTGTTTCTTCTTTTTCAGCACAATTTGCTTTGTATATTCCACTACTATTTTTGGCTCATTGCAAAAGTATAGAATTTTTTGTTTTGATAGAAAAATCGAAATGTTTGCAGTACAGCAGAAAAAACATTATCTTTGCATCAACAATTTCCGCCACGCCTCTTTACAATGCGTACCAAGGCGGAACTTATTTTTATATACATATGATAACATACACTAAGCAGCCCATAAGTATTGCTGACCAAATAGCAATGTTGAAAAACAGGGGACTTCTGTTTGAAAAGTGAATTGCAACTTTATCTAAATAACAATGAAAAGAATCTTTTTGGCATGTATTTGCTATCTGTTGATTTTGCCTACAGGCTTATGGGCAAAACGAATCATTAAGGTGGCGTGCGTGGGCAACAGTATCACGTACGGTGCAGGTATTTCCAACCGGGAGAAAAACTCTTATCCCGCCCAGTTGCAGTATTACTTGGGCGATGATTACGAAGTCCGCAACTTCGGTTCGAACGGAGCAACAGCGCAGTCGGACGGCGATTATCCGTATGTCCGTACTGGGGTGTACGGCGAATCGAAGAACTTTCTTCCGGACATTGTCCTGATTAAATTGGGAACGAACGACACCAAGCCGCAGAACTGGAAAGACGAAAAGCATTTTATGGAAGAATATCAAACGCTTATCGATACCTACCGCTCGCTGGATTCGCATCCGCAGGTGATTCTGCTCACTCCGGTGCGTTGCTTCCTTACCGAGAAGAACACCATCAGTCCGCGCATTATCGAAGAAAAGGTACGTTTGGTAGTCGAACAGCTGGCTTACGATAACGGACTGGGTATTATTAATCTGCATAATCTGTTTGGCAACCAGTGGGATCAGGCCATTATGCCGGACCGTTTGCATCCGTCTTCTATCGGTGCGGGTGCGATGGCGCGTAAAATCGGCGATTACCTGCTGAATACAGTTCAAAGTAAGCCGGCAGCCATTGTACCCGAAAATGCTACCTCCTTTAATTTTCACGGTTATCAGGGATACGATTTCCAGTTGGATGGGGTTCCTTGCAAAGTGGTACGTCCGACTAAAGAAGCACAGGGAAGACCCTGGATATGGCGGGCTCGTTTCTGGGGACATGAGCCACAGACCGACATCGACTTGCTGGAGCAAGGTTTCCATGTGGTATATTGCGATGTAGCCGACTTGTATGGTGCCGATAAGGCAGTAAAACGTTGGAACAAGTTTTACAAATATCTGGTGAAGAATGGTTTTCATAAAAAGACCGTACTGGAGGGCATGAGCCGTGGCGGACTGATTGTTTACAACTGGGCTGCACAGAACTCTGATAAAGTGGCTTGCATCTATGCCGATGCACCGGTCATGGACATCAAGAGCTGGCCGATGGGAAAAGGTGCTTATGCAGGTTCGGCCGAGGATGTGACACGGATGCTGGCAGCCTACGGCTTTAAGAATGAGGAACAGGCTTTGCGCTGGAAAAAGAATCCGCTGAATCATGCGACCAAGATTGCACAAGCAGACATTCCGGTACTGCACATAGTGGGCGATGCAGACGATATTGTTCCG